GATTGGCTCCTGCTTGAGCATTGCCATGTTCTCCAAAAGACCCGGTTACAGAGAACATGGCAATGCTCAAGCAGGAGCCAATCAAGGCGTTCCTGTACCAAGATCACGAGGCGCATATCACGGTGCACCAATCCGCCATGCAAGACCCCAAATTGCAGCAAATGATTGGACAGTCCCCATTCGCACAGGCAATCCAGTCTGCTATGGCGGCTCACGTCAACGAGCATCTTGCTATGGCGTATCGTAAGAATATCGAAGAGCAACTTGGAGTGCCACTGCCCGCAGAAGATGAACCATTGCCCGAGGATGTTGAAGTCCAGTTGTCTCAGGTCGTGGCCCAAGCGGCTCAGAAGCTGCTTCAGAAAAACCAAGCCGAAGCGCAACAGCAACAAGCACAACAAGATGCACAAGACCCGCTCACCCAGATTCAGCAGAAAGAACTGCAGATAAAAGAGATGCAGGTTCAAGGCAAGTTGCAGCTTGAAGAGAAGAAACTTCAGGTCACGGCGCAAAACAATCAAGCAAATATTGAAATACAGCGTGAGCGGTTGGACGCCGAGAACAAACGTACTGGTATGCAGGTTGGAGCGCAGCGGGAGGCAAACGAACACAAGCGCGTGCTTGATCGCGCTAAGCTAGTCATAGAAACAACGCGGAATACCCAAAATGGAAAGTAACATCTTCTCTGTTCTGCTAAGCCGGATCAACGACCGCAAGCAGCATATCGAACAAGGTCTCGCCACTGGCGGGGCCAAAAACTTTGAGGATTACTGCCGTTTGGTAGGTGAATACGCGGCATTGAGCGATACAGAAGCAGATATCAAAGACCTAGAGAAAAGGTATGTTGAACTATAGATAAAGGTGGTTTACTGCTTAACGTCATCGTGGAGTAGTTCCACGCAAGGTAACGACAGTACCTAAAACTGTTGCGGAGATAAAAATGTACACGGCTGACAAAGTCGAAGACGTAGAAGTCCTTGCAAAATTACCTAACCCCGTGGGTTATCACGTTCTTATTGCGGTACCCGAACTGAGTGACACCACCCAAGGCGGTGTATTTATCCCCGATAAACTCAAACGCGACGAAGAGACGGCTTCTGTTGTGGGCTACGTAATCAAACTTGGTTCCGAATGCTACGTTGACAAGAAGAAGTTCCCAAATGGCCCATATTGCGCTGCAGGCGACTTCATCATCTTTCGTTCCTACTCAGGCACGCGCTTTAAGGTGTTAGGTAAAGAGTTCCGCTTAATCAATGACGACACCGTAGAGGCAGTTGTCGAAGACCCACGGGGGTACAGCCGCGCATGAGTACCGAGAATCAAATGGATGACAACGGCGACGATATCGAGTTGGAAATCCTTGATGATACGCCAGAACCCGACCGCGGTAAGCCAAAAGCTACAGGTACGCAGGCCGCAGAGAATTATGACGACGATGAAGACCTTGTAGGGTACTCCGACAAGGTTAAAAAACGTATCAACAAGCTGAAGTACGACTACCACGCCGAGCGCCGTGGTAGGGAAGAAGATGTTCGCCTCCGCGAAGAGGCTATCAACATTGCAGTAAAGCTAAAAGAAGAGCGGGACCACATGGCTCGTCGCCTTGAGGCGACCGAAGATGTTTCGCTCGACCAAGCTAAGCAGCGTATCGGTACATCTCTTGAACAGGCTAAGGCGCAGTTTAAAGCGGCATATGAGGCTGGCGACGGGGACGCCCTGACCGAAGCGCAACTGCGTATGACGGAGCTGAAGAACGAGGAATCGCGTGTTAACTCGTTCCGCCCGCAGCGTCCGACGCAAGAGCAACAGCCCCCGGTGCAACGCGCTCCAACTCCCGCACGTCCGTCTGCACGCGCAGAAGGTTGGGCCCAGCAAAACACTTGGTTCGGTAAGGACGAAGAGATGACTGGGTACGCCTATGGCGTCCACGAACGTCTAGTCAAGCAGGGTGTTGCACCAGATAGCGAAGAATACTATAATCAAATAAACGCATCGGTTCGCCGTGTGTTTGCAGACAAGTTTGACGATGGGAAAACTGAGGAAAAGACAGCCCGCCGTCAGACGAGTTCCGTGGTGGCTCCTGCTGGTCGTCAGACCAACTCCACACCGCGCAAGGTTGTCTTGACCTCAACTCAGGTCGCACTCGCCAAGCGTCTGGGTCTAAAGCCTGAAGTTTACGCGGCGCAACTCCTCAAGGAATCTTACAATGGTTGAGCGTACTCCCCGTGTCCAACAGACTCGCGAAGCTGGCGAGCGTAAAAGTTCTTGGAAGCGGCAGTCCATGTTGCCTACCCCCGAACCCCGTGCTGGAATGAAATTCCGGTGGGTTCGCACCTCCGCCTTGGGTCAGGCTGATATGACGAACGTGTCCCGGCGTTTCCGTGAGGGTTATGTGCCTGTAAAGGCGACCGAGTTTCCCGAGCTCCATATCATGACTGATATTGACTCGCGCTTTCCTGAGAACATCGAAGTCGGTGGACTCTTGCTCTGTGCAATTCTCCCCGACATTGCAGAGGATCGTACTATAGGCCAAGCCGCTGATGCTCGTAATCAGATGGAAGCCGTAGATCGTAACTACCTCCGCGAATCTGACCCACGGATGCCTGTCCTCGCGCCAGAGCGTTCGTCCCGCACTACGTTTGGTAAGGGTTAACCTTATCTAGTTCCGCACTAAGCATGGAGCAGACATATGTCTACTGTTGCTACTGGTTACGGGCTGAAGCCACTGAACCTTATCGGTGGTCAAGCCTACAATGGCGGTGTAATCCGCGAAATTAAAGTCGCTGCAAACAATGCCGCAGCTATCTTCAATGGTGATCTGGTTGTCCTGTCCACAGCAGGTCAACCTTCGGCTGTTACTACTACCCCCACTGCTGGTACCACTGCTGGTATTGTTGGTGTTATGGTTGGCGCTCGTTACGTGAACGCTGCTACAAAACAGCCTGTCTGGAGTAACTTCCTACCCGCTAACGTCATCACTGGTGGCGGCTCGGAAGTGTGGATTCAGGTCATGGATGACCCGGACGCGCTGTTCCAGATCAAGGGTAACGCCGCATTTGGTACGTTTAACAGCTCTGTCGGAACAACTGGCTCTGGTTGGCCCGGTGCTATCGGCAAGAATGCCGCACTTGCATTTGGTTCAGGTGGTAGCACCTCGACTGGTGTTTCGAGCGTTGTTCTTAAAAGCGACGCAAACGCCGGGGCGCTCTTGACGACTAATACGTTTGCTATGCGTGTTGTCGATATCGTCCAAGGGACGGAATCGGAAACTTATCCTGAGTTTATCGTCAAGTTTAACCTTGGCGTACACTCTTACTACTTCTCACTCGGCGTCTGATAGGAGGGCTGATCAATGGCAATTTCACGCGCACAGGCTCTCAAAGAACTTCTTCCCGGTTTGAACGCTTTGTTCGGTCTGGAATACAAGAAGTATGAGAACGAACACGCCGAAATCTACGAAACCGAAAACTCGGAACGTAGTTTTGAAGAAGAGCAGAAGCTATCCGGCTTTGGAGCAGCTCCTGTTAAGAACGAAGGCTCTGCCATCGTGTACGACAACGCCCAAGAAGCGTTTACTGCACGTTACACGCACGAGACTGTAGCTATGGGTTTCGCCATCACTGAAGAAGCAATGGAAGACAACCTGTACGACTCGCTGTCGGCTCGTTACACCAAAGCTCTGGCTCGCGCCATGGCCTACACGAAGCAAGTCAAAGCAGCCTCGCTGTTGAACACAGGCTTTACCACCTTCACTTCTGGTGACGGTGTTACTTTGTTCAACACCGCACACCCCACTGTGTCGGGCTTCACCAACTCGAACCGTCCCACGACTGACGTGGACCTGAATGAAACTGCTCTCGAGCAGGCCGTGATCGACATTGCTGCGTTTAAAGACGAACGTGGTCTGCTGATTGCTGCCCGCCCGCGCAAGCTGATCATTCCGGCATCGTCGCAGTTCATCGCTACCCGCCTGCTTGAGACGGAACAGCGTGTGGGCACCTCCGACAATGACATTAACGCGTTGCGGAACAATGGTGCAATCCCCGGGGGTTATGCTATCAACCACTACTTCACCGACAACGACTCTTGGTTCCTTACCACTGACGTTCCGAACGGCATGAAGCACTTTGTGCGTACCGCCATGACGACCGCAATGGACGGGGACTTTGACACTGGGAACGTGAGGTACAAAGCAAGAGAACGCTATTCGTTCGGCGTTTCCGATCCGCTCGGTATTTATGGTTGTCCTGGGGCATAACCCATTGAAAATACTACAGAAAACCCCGCTTCGGCGGGGTTTTTTATTGCGGGTTAGGCGTATACGCAGAAAATCGCTTGACGCGTTTGTGACACCTAGCTATATATCCCGGTATGAAAGTCACTATATGGGGTAGACATGGACCACACCGACAAGCCCGTTATCTATAAGATCATCAACCTCACAAACGCGAAGTTTTATGTCGGTAGCACTGTAAAGTGGCGCACGCGAGTGCGTACACACCGCCGCAAACTTGCCGCCGGGACGCACCACTGCACCCCCCTGCAAAACGCATGGAACAAGTACGGGGAGGAATCCTTTGTCTTCCGTATTGTCGCAGAGATATCCGACCCTGCGGAGCTGCATAGTGTCGAGCAAGTATACTTAAATGAGGACCACGGTACTGAACGGTGTTATAACGTAGCAAGGTATACAGATAACTCTAATCGCGGTGTGGTCCGGAGCAAACGCCACAAAGCCCGTATATCCGAAGCGCTAAAACAGCACTATGAGACTAATGCCCACCCAAGACTGAACTTACCGCATACGGAGACCGCTAAGGCCCTCATGCGGGCTAATCGAGCAGGGAAGGCAGTCTCGGAAACAACCAAAGCGAAGCTAAGGGAGGCCAATCTTGGTAAGCAGGCATCTGTCGAAACCCGTGCAAAGCTCAGTGCAATGCGTAAAGGTAAAGAAAAAACCGCAGCGCACGTAGCGACGTACAACAAAGCTATCATCGAAGTCACGTCAGGTCAGGTTTTTAAGAGCCTAAAGGATGTGAAGGAAGCATTCGATCTTTCTCCCGGGATGCTTGCGAAGGCTCTAGCGGCTGACCGCCCCTTGATCCGGGGTAAAAATGTTGGAAAGCACTTCCGCTATGCTGATAACAACAAAATAAGTACCTCTTCCTTTTAGTGCGTAAGCACTGTATGCTACACTTGTTACTGGGTCTAATTGCCGCTCTGACCGCGCCCAGCGGACTATGCACAGACAGAGTGGCTCATTGTGCAAAGGAACCCAAAATGGGTAAATCTACTTTCTCTGGACCAATTCGCGCTGGCAACATCTATGACACCACTGGCACTGAGCTTGGAACCAACGTCAAGAACGTGGGTTCTGTGGTGATGGTGCAGCACTCCCCAATCACGCAAGCTGGAACCATTACAGCACTTGCAACAGGAATTGTCCTCCCCGCCAACAGCCACATCCTGAATATTCAGGTACTTTCGACTGTTGCTTGGGCCACCACTACGACGATTAGCGTGGGTACAAGTGCCACAGCTACAGAGCTTGTCGCTGCTTTTGACCTTCTTCCCGGCACAAGCCTACTTTCCGGCCTACAGCCGGGGACCAGTGGAACCCGCGCTGCAAACTGGGACGACACTGGAACCACAGATAAGCGTATCTTTGTGCTTTCTGGCGGCGGCACGGGTGGCGTGGGCACGATCACTGTCCGCTACATCCAAGCGCACGACCTGCCGTAATTGATCCAGAACGGCCCCCTAGTGGGGCCGTATCCTTAACGCTTCAGGAGTAGAAAATGGCTGGTAGTACGACTGCATACAGAACGGCAAACGCGACAGTATCCTCATACGATGCCCGCGCCGTTACGACGAGTGACACGACAAACATTGCCCCTACCCGTGGCTTGTACATTGGCGCTGCTGGGAACGTGGTTGTGGACATGGCTTATGGCACTACGATCACCTTTGTCGCTGTTCAGGGCGGCACAGTGCTTCCAGTTCAAGTGACACGCATCTACGCCACTGGCACCACCGCAACCAGCATCGTGGCTATGTACTGAGATGTTTGTAGGGATTGGACTGAACCTTGTTCGTGGTGGGGGTTCTGCGTCCCCCGCTTCCCCCGCTTCCTTGTTCTCCTCTGGAGAGCAGGGTGTGTGGTTTGATCCGTCTGATCTGACCACGATGTTCGTCGACCGCGCAGGGACCACGCCCGTCACTACTCCGGGGCAACTTGTTGGTTATCGCGCCGACAAGTCAGGTCGCGGCAACCACGCCATCGCCCCCAACGACCCAGCCCGTGGCACCTACGGGATCAACCCCATAACGGGGACACGCAATCTGCTGACCTATACGGAGCAGTTTGACAACGCGGCTTGGACGAAGACACGCTCAAGCATTTCCGCGAATGTTGCGTCGGCACCAGACGGCACGACGACTGCGGACAAGATCGTTGAGGATACCAGCAACAATAGCCACTTTATTGCTCAGTCGGTTTCCGTCGCCGCCAACGCAAGTATGGCAATCTCCATTTACGCCAAGCCCAGCGGCAGGGACTTCCTCGCCATCGCAACGCAGGATCAGGCTGGCACCTTCCGTACCAGCTTTTTCAACTTGAGCAACGGAACGCTAGGGACTATCGCTGCTGGCCACACAGCATCAATTCAGTCTGCTGGCAGCGGCTGGTATCGTTGCACTGTTGTGCAGTCACAGTCCGCGACGTCAGGGACGTTTACGTTCTATCCAAGCCCCGCTGCGGTCAATGGCTCCACGACATACCTCGGAAACGGGACTTCCGGCATCCTAATCTGGGGCGCACAACTCGAACAATCCGCCACCGCCACCGCCTATCAGCGTGTGACCACCCAGTACGATGTCACCGAGGTCGGCGTCCCCAGTGTCCACTACGTCCAATACGACGGGTCGACCAGCAGCTTCAGCACCACCACAATCACGCCGGGCATCGACAAAGTGCAGGTCTTTATTGGGGCGAGGAAATTCGGAACGACGGGGATTCTTGTGGAGCTAAGTTCTGGGGCCTCTACTGGGTCATTTGTTGCATATAGCGAAGCGCCCGCTGGTTGGGGCTTCAACAGCCAAGGCTCTATTCAAAGGGCCGCGCAGGTCGTTACCGGATTTCTTTCGCCGATAACAAACGTGTTTACGGGTATGGGTGACATCTCGGGGGATCGCATCACGTTGCGACTTAACGGCACTCAGGTCGCGCAGAGCACCGGCGACCAAGGCACGGGCAACTATCTGGCCTACCCGCTCTTCATCGGTCGCAGAAACAATATATCTGTCCCCTTCAACGGCAGGGACTACGGCATTATCGCCCGCTTCGGGGCTAACCTGACAGACGGGCAGATCACATCCACCGAAAGCTGGGTCAACAGCAAAACGGGAGCAATGACGTGGATATTGACCCAAGGGACGTGGTATGATGACGGCCAATGGTATGACACCGCAACATGGACAGATGGAGTATAACGAATGACGAGTATCTCTAATGGCGAAAGCGGAAGCAGCGTCCGCACCAAGCTAAATAACTCTCTTGCTGTTACTGATGCATTTTCTGTTAGCGGTGGAAATCTTTCTGTCACAACCAACTCAGCGTCATCTGCTTTTACAATAACTCAAACAGGTGCTGGCAACTCTTTTGTAGTTGAAGATCTTACAAGCCCAGACCCTTCTCCATTTGTAATTGATAATGCAGGTAATGTGGGTATTGGGGCAACTGCACCAGCCTCAAAGTTGGAAATAAGAAGTGGTACTACCAATGCCATAACCATGTCTCACGGCTCAGGGGCTGGTTACGACACCACCATCACCTCAAACTATAGCGCCACACAAAGCTTTTCGCTAGCAAGTGCTGGGTTTTCTGTTCTCTCGTTTCGTCCGGGAGATGCCGCAGCAGTTGTTGGTGCGATTCTACGACTTGACCGTGGAGCTTCTGCTCCAGTTTTTTGGCTCAATGGTGCGTCAGGTACTGACCAAGTTGGCCTTAAAGCAGGTAGTGGTGCTGCTGGGGCAATGGAGTTTTATACCTCCGGCGCAGAGCAAATGCGTATTAGCTCTGGTGGAAACTTGGGTATTGGTACGGCTTCTCCCAATGCAGCTTCCATTGTTGATGCTCAAAGCACTACTAAGGGCGTTCGTTTTCCAAATATGACTACCACCCAGAAGAACCTTATTGCCAACGTGGCGGGAAACGTCGTTTTCGATACCACGCTGGGAAAGCTGTGCGTCAACTCTGGCTCTGGCTGGCAAACCATCACATCAGTATAACCCCCTGAAAGGAGATCACGATGAGCGAGAAAAAAACACAGATCATCACGATCAACGACCGCGAATACACCGAGGACCAACTGAGCGACGAGCAGAAGGTCATCATCAACCACATCGCAGACTTGGATCGTAAGATTGGGTCCACGCGGTTCAATCTGGATCAGCTTCAAGTTGGCCGTGACGCCTTCATGTCCATGCTGAACAAGTCCCTTGAGGAGACAAAAGAATGATCACCACCACTTGGGCCATCTCGCAGCTTGACCGCAGCCTTCCTGATGGCGCTGTCTACACGGCTCATTGGCAAGTCGTGTCGGTTGATGGCGACTACAGCGCGTCAGCCTACAGCACCGCCTCGTTTACGCCTGATCCTGCCTCGCCTGACTTTGTTCCGTATGATGACTTGACGGAAGATCTGGATGAACCAACGCACGGGAGCTTACTAATGACCAGTGCAGTTCTGATCGTTCCCGCAGCATACCGTGACGAAGCCAATGCCTTTGCTGTGGCGCAGGGGTGGGGCGAGAACTGCCTATCCGTCCCCCTGTCACCCGCTGGCCAAGAGCCAGCGACCCACTGGGCGTGCCGAGCTGGCGTCGGGCCAAGCTTCATCAACATGGTCGAAAACCCGTCGCCCGAAAGCCAGCCTCTGGTCGCAGTGCTGATCTACAGCTTTGAAGACAACATGGACCCCTACGCCCACTGGACCCGCGTTCTTGCCGACAACAATCTGGCTGCCGTCTATCCACCGGAGGAGTAAGCTATGGCTAAGACACCCGCTTGGACCCGTAAGGAAGGCCAAGACCCAAAGGGCGGCCTGAATGCAAAGGGCCGTGCATCGGCCAAGGCAGAGGGCCACAACCTGAAACCGCCCGCGCCGTCACCCAAAACTGAAAAAGACGCTGCCCGTAAGAAATCATTCTGTGCTAGGATGTCGGGAATGCCTGGTCCTGCAAAGGATGAAAGCGGCAAACCCACCCGCAAGGCGCTGTCTTTGAGAGCATGGAAATGCTGAAGTGTACTAAGTGTGGTGTAGAGAAACCGGAAACTTCTGAGTTTTTTCCGCTGCATAACAAAAAGAAAAACGGGCTGGATAGTTGGTGTCGGGCGTGCCGTCCCACATACCGTAACGGTATAAACCGCGGTGCATTCCGCGGACAAATATCGGACGCGGCGCTAATAGACCTAAAATCTTCCATCACTGAATGCGTAATTTGTGGTAGTGAAGAGCCTCTCGTGGTTGACCATGACCATAAGACTGGCGCAATACGCGGTCTTTTATGTAACCACTGCAATCGTGGTTTAGGGCATTTCCGGGATGACCCAGATTTGCTAGAGTATGCTCGGATATATCTGCTAGTATCTAAAGATGATCCTGAAGCAGAGCAGTATTTGGTAGACGTAGGTGTAGGAGAGTAAGATGGCAATTAGTCGCGGCAACATGCCGAACGAACTCTTTGGTAATCGCCAAGGTACTAAGGAGGCTAGGAATCTAGCTAGGGACAATAGGAAGCTGGCTAGGGGTAATATGAGGATGGCAAAACCTTCTATGCCCGCCCCCGCCCCCAGCGTGATGAAAAAAGGCGGCGCGGTTAAAAAGGCCAAAGGTGGCTCTGTCCGCGGTTGCGGTTGCGCGACCCGCGGTAAATCTGGCGCGAAGGTGTACTAACCTATGGGCCGCACAAACGAAGCCTTGTGGGAACA